TGTCTGCTTCAGCTCGGTCACGCTCTTCACCGTCGTGTCGCCGCGCGTGATCTCTCCTTCGAGCTTCTGTCCGAACTCGGTCAGTTTCGTCTGCTGGCCGTTGACGGTGCCTTTGATGTCGGTGATCTGGCCGGCCAACTGGTCGCCGGTCTTGCCCAGGTCATCCGCTTTCGCGCTTACCTTGTCCACTTCAGCTTGCAAGTCGGAACGCACCTGGTCGGCCTTCGCAGCCGCCTCATCGGCCTTCTGCTCCATGTCCGCTGCGGCATCGTTCAACTGCCCCATGTCAACATCCTGTTCGACCACCAAAGTGATTCGGTCGGACTCTTCGGACATGTTCGGACTGTGGTTGCCCTGCTCGTCGCGTGCCGCGTCATATGCGACCGCGTAAACTTCTAGAATCGTACCCTCCGCATACTTCTTCGAGAGGATCGTTCCAGCGCAGTTCAAATCACCCAACGATTCGACCGTGCCGGCATCGACGGCGAAAACACTGATATGGTCGAAATCGGCGGGCACGCCGCCATGCAACGTGCCATTCCAAGAGACTAACACACGGTTCACGGCGCTCACCGCAGACAACCCCGTGGGCTTTCCTGGAACGGTGGTATCTCCAACCCATTCGGTCACACCACCGTCTGAATCGGAATTGACATTGCCGCCAATCCACGTCTCGCTGCCATCACCGTTGTCAACGGACAGCATTCCGGAAATGCGTGTCACATTCGCGTTCGACTGGCGTAACGCCGCGTCGGCCAACAGCAACGGCAGCGAAGCGTCATCTGGGCGCAATTCAGTATGGATAGCCAAACATACCCTCCAAGTTATTCCACAGGTTCGCGAACGGGATCGAACTTCAACGTCACCTTGCCGGTCTCATCGCCACTCATCTGCATGAGACGCATCGGATACACGCCATCGGGCCAGTCAGGGAACCCGTCGATGGCGATATCGAACATCTCCCCCGGCCAGAACGAGCCGAGCGGATGCAGCGGCATGCCGGATTCGTCGCAATCATTCACGTTAATCTCGCCGGACAGTTGAGCCAATGGGTGACGGTTCACCTCCAACATGCCCTTCGCCGCGCTGTCCAAAAGATCGTAGGTCTTCGAGTCGCTCGACGACAACGTAGCCTCACGGAGTGGCCAAGGGTCGCTGATGCTGGTCAATGACAAGTCCTCGGCCAAATCGCACATCGTGCCAGAATCCGAGCCAGCACCAGTCGCATACACGCGCATGTATGGTGCCGCACGGTCAATCTCCACGTTTTCCAACGTGCCGCCATATGGCGAACACGACAGGCTCAGTCGCTTGTCCTGATTCAAATACACGTCGCCGTCCGACCCGGCGAGGAACTGGAACCGGATATGCTGCGTATCCGAAAGGTACGGGCGGAACTGCATGTCCGGCCCCCCATCGACGTTCGCGATGTTTTTCAAAATATCCGAAGCGCGATGGTTCGATACGTTGAAATCCGCGTATTCCGCAACCGTCTGGCGAGAAAGAATAGTCTTATGCGGACCATCCGTGGAAGTCGTGCTGCCGGTCTGATTGCCTTTTGCATCAAACGAAAACACGGTGGTGGTCGTGGTCACGGTCTGCTCCGAGTAATCCTCGTAGTTCTTCGTCACGGTCTTTTTCGTCACTGTTGTCTGTGAGATCGTGATTGTCTTGGTGGTCGTATGATTCTTCGTGACCTTGCCTTTGCGCGTCTCATACGTGTATGGTTTCGTCTCCGTAATCTGCTTCGTCTTCTTTGCCACATGCTGTTCGGTGATCGTGGTCGTATCGCCATCCACGACGGTTTCCACGTATCCGTCGGCGGTGTTCACGCGCTTTTTGCTCTTGCGTTTCGGGGCGTTCTTATCGCCGCTCGCCCCATCGGGTGGCAAAGAGTGCGTGCCTGTCTCGTCCAGATACGGCAAGTCGATAGGCAGTTCGCCTCCCGGTTTATATGACGTGCATTGGCGTATCACCTCACAGGCCAGAGCACGCCAGCTCAGGTTCTCCCAACGGAACACCTGCTTCGACGTGTGCCCGACATCCTTGCCGAACGCATCCTCATGCACCAAGTACCGGTCATTCAACAATCCCATCATCGACACGTAAGGAACGCTCACGTCATGCCACGACGATTTGCGCACGCCCAACGCGCCAGCAAGGATCGGATGCCCCATCGAAACGGGATCATCAGACGGGCTCTTCCAAAACAGAACTATGCCCCGCTTATATGGCTGTAGCGCGGCGGCACGGGCAGCCGGAGTGTCGCCGGGTATCTGGCTCCAAGGCAATTCCATGCCAGACAACTCATCATCGCCAACGCCCTTGCCTTGCGCTGTTGTGCTGAAACTCGAATCGCTCACGGTCATCGACCACGAGAACGAGGGAACGTCAAGCCGTTGCGCCAACAGCCCCGTCATCGTGTCATACAGGTAGGCGCTCCAACTCAATTCGCGGCTCCTCTATCCCACACTTCAAGAATACGAGGGGAATACGTCTCGTTCTTGTCCGAATGACAGATGAAATACACGTTCTCGCCCCACGCGACACGGTGGTTACGGGTACGAACCGTGTGACGCCCTTTGCTGACGCTGACAATGCAACTGATCTGCACCGGCTGCCATGCGCGCGACACTTGAAACTGCCCGCCCGAATTAGGCACGTCCGAGCCATCCAGCTGGAAGCACACGAACCAGCACGCCATCTGCGTGGCGTCCTCGGTCGGCTTCTTGGGATTATCATGACGGCAGGCGCAAGCGGTCGCACGATACCTCAGTTCGATAAGCCTGTCTGTCGGCACGTCGAACGTCACCGACTCGTCCGTATAATCAACCATGGCGGACGAAAAATTCGCAGGCCCCTCATAACGCCGCTCATAATACGCCAAACGTCCCATCGAAGCGGAATACGGGATCGCATAATCCGCGCTGTCATTCGCAGTGGCCGAACTCGTGGATGTCATCGAAGCCGGAACCCTCATACGCCGCAACACCGTACAGCCAGCCGGAACGGCCGGTGCCACAGGATTCGCGGAAGGGGTGCCCTGTGTCACACCTACCGTCACAAAATTATCGGAATCCCTATATTCAACCTGATTGTGGGCCTGAACCCAAACCACGTCGATACGCGGATTCGACGGATCACCGGCCCTAGTAGCGGGAGTCTGACCTCCCTCAAAATACGCGAGCGTCTTGCCGTCTGAATCGCCACGCGAACACACGGCGACACCGGCAGAAACGTTATACCGCAAGTCACTGCGTCCAGTCACATCCAGTCCAGTGATGATGCCAGTGTTTGACCATTGCGCACCCAACACCTTGCGATGCGCCAACGGAGTGACGCCAACGCCATTCGTATTCGGGCTCACGCCCAAAGCGGTAGTCCCCATAAAAACTCCTTACATGAACGTGTCACGTACACGGCAATTCACGTACCCGCCGCCGTAACTACTCAAAACCACATTCACCGAACCAGACGGCGGAATCGTTGGAAAGCCGCGAGAAGTCAGATAACGGGAAATGTCCAAGCCATCCATCGTCGCGGTACGTGAACGCGAATCCAAAATCAAGGACACACCATCGACGGGGTGTGAACACGCTATCGACTGCTGGGTTCCAGGAAAATCTAGCCTGACGCCATCGGGCATGTTGCCCACGACTTCAAACACCGGGTATGCGCGAGACGTTCCATTGTTCGTCAACACGGCAACATTCGACGTGCCGCCGCTTGTCTTCAACCCGTAAGCCAACGGGTATTGAAGACCGGTGGGCGAGCTGAGGTTGCTTCCGTACCTCAATCCGCCGCCTGCCATCGAGGCGGTCAACGAACCCAATTGGCATACGGATTCGACTGAACTCAATATTTCAGGCCGTTCGCACGTGACGGTGATCGTACAATCATCCAACCAGCCGTCACGCGCATACTTCGCAGACGCTTTCACAGTGGCACGTCCCGTTGTGTAACAGTCGTAGCCAGCATCCCTCAACCGGAACCGTACCTTGCTATGCGCACACACGCGGCGAACCTTGTTAAGAAGCCGGACAACACCCTGACGGTCATGAGCAGACACGATAAAATGCAATGTCAGCACGCGGGCACTATACAGGATGTCGGAAGCCCACACGTCGTGCGCACCGTCACCCTGACCGCGTTCGCTCATGACCGTCTTGTCATCTGGCGTCTCGAACCAGCCCTCTACACCATCCGCCCCGATCAGAAGCACATCATCATCAGGGTTGACTCCGTTACCACCATCGAACGTGAGCGTTTCCACCCCGTTCGACAGTTCAACAAGTTCGGGCAGCTCGCTCACCGCTGATACCTCCTAGCCTCGGCCAAAGCGTTCCTATGCAGGATCGGGGCCGCTGTATACAAGTCATCATTCGACCTGACAACCTTCGTGTTAAACGTCTGATTAACCGTCGTGCCAGTATTTGCCGGAATGTTCACTGTGACCGTATAGGCCGAATCCAGCATTTTCTGGACCCTGCCACCGGAAGCGTAGGCGTTACGGCTCATATCAACCGCACTACGCGCATACGACGTGCGAGCCTGCGACACCGCCCTGTCCAGATCACCGGTCGCGTTCAACACGTTCAGGAAATTCGGGCCGACAGTACGATCAAGCTTGCTCACCGCAGCGGCACGAATAACATGCTCGCCATTCGACAGCCACATCGGAATCGAATCAGACGTGCCAGTACCCGTACCGCTGATACGGCCACCAGTAGCCTTGCCGGCCTTGGAGCCCTCGAAGATGCCCCTGATGTGGACGGTGACCCAATTCGACACGCCGCTAATCCATTTATTGGCCGACGCCACGGCAGAGGAAAGCGAACCATCGACATGGCCCTTAAATCCGGTATTATGACTATTCGGTACGGAACGGATGTTGCCTTTGGCGGAACCGGTCGCACCAGCAGTATTGTCCGTCGCATTCACGTTCGTACCATGACTATTCGGTACGGAACGGATGTTGCCTTTGGCCGTACTGGTTGGGCCACCAGTGTTGTCCGTGGCTGTCAGCTTGGAATCGACATGCCCATACTGCTCTTCATAGGCACCCATCGTCAGTTTCGCAGAACCAGCACCATTCGCGGTATCGTCCGTTGCGGTGATGTCAGTGTTCTTCACATCTGGAATCAAACTCAACGCGATTCGCAAGGCATCAACCTCGCTCTTACCAGAGGAAGTCGCCTTCAAGTAGGCTTCTTTAATCTCAGGAACCTGCCAGATGGCATCCCTTAACGCATCCAAATCAGACTTGCCTTCGGTCTTCGCCTTGACAAAAGCATCCTTCATCGCCGGAATCGAAGAAATACTCTCTTCCAACGCCTCGGTATCACTCTTGCCTTCGGTGATGGCCTTGAGGTAAACCTTCTTCAACGCGGGCACCTTCATGACGGCATTGGTCACATCATTGGCCGCGACAATCGCCAGCTTGTTATCGCCGGTAATCACGACCGTATGCTTGCCATCGGAAAGCCTCTGCACCATGTCGGACAACTGGTTGGCATCGGTCTTACCCTGCCAAATGGAGTTCAACAGAATATCCTTGACCTGCTTACGTGTCCCATCGGGGAACAGGTAGCTCATACTGTCAACGACATTCGCCAGATTCTCCTTCGCTTCCAACGATTGAACGTTGATCTGTGTGGTGACTTCCTTCGGAGTCATCAACAGACTTGAGTTCAATCCGTCAACAGCAGCGGCGTCCAAACCAGCGGCACTAGCCTGAGCGTTGAAGTTGCTGGACAATTCCTTCTGCTTGGCGAGCACATCCTTCTGCGACTTACCTTGCTTAATCATCGCATTCAGGTAATCGTTCGAACTGGAAGCCAAAGCGGTCAACGAGTCGGCGGCGGCACGGCCAGCCTCAGTCGTATAGTCGAAATCCTTCTTCTGTGCATCCCAAACCTGTTGGCCTTTGGAATGAAGATCATTTACGGTCTTCATCGCCTCGCCAACCTGCTGCAACGTCTTCGCATAACTGCTGGACGCGGCAGCGGCCTGAATGTTCGCGTTGCGCTGGGATTCAACCTGCGAAGCCAGAGAGCCTGTCACGGTAGCCAACCGCTCTTTCTTCTCGGTGGCGCTCAATAACCCATCCGCGATGGACTGCCAATCCTGACCCTCATCACGAAGACGATCAACCCAACCAGCGCTCTTACCAGCGGCAGCGGCCTGCGTCTTGATGGACTTCTCGATCTCATCGTTGTAGTTCTGGGCGTCAGCCAAAGCGGTCTTCGCGGCCTCGTGCATGTTGACGGACTTCTGAAGCCTGTTCATACTGCTCATATCGAACACGGTCGCGGAGTTCTTGTCAGCCGAAGCCTGCTTGTTCGTCTGGGTCGTCATCCGCTGCAACGTCTTGATGTAGCTGTTGTAGTCACTCTTGCTGCCGGACAGTTTGCGTGCGACCGAATCCTCGTTCTGACCGAGCATCTGCAATGCCGAAGACATGCTATCCACATTCGACGTTCCACGCCAGAACTTGTCCCAAGAGGAATCCGAAGTGGAGAAGTTGGATTTCAGTGTGGAACCGAAGTTATCCAGCCGGTTCTTCAACCCCTCAAGCGAGGAAACCTGAGCTGACAAAGCGTCAGGCGTTGCCTTAGCCGCCTCGTTGAACGATTCGATGTTGGCTTTGACCTGTTCGACATGCTGGGAATACGCGCTGAACGCCGTGCCAGCGGCAGCGAGACCAGCCGTCAATGCGATGCCGGTAGGACCGCCAAGCATATCCAATAGGACGGTGCCGGTATCCTTGGCGACGCTCTTCAAGCTGGAAAGCTTGCCCTTGATGGGTTCGGCGTTGTCGTCCAGGCTTCGCAGACCCTTGCCAGCACTACTGGCGTTATTGCCCAACAGGACAGCTCCCTCGGCTGCAAGACGGGCCTCCTGACCCGTCTTCGCCACCTTGGAAGCGGTTTTCTCAGCCTGCTCCCCCATCTGCTCCATACCCTTGACGGAGCCGGTGAACAAGCCCGCCACATTGCCATACGCCATCGCGCCGCCTGTGACCTCAGCCGTCGTCTCGTTACGGGAAAGACGAGCCATCGCGGAAATCAACTGGGAAGCCTTGACCTTCGTACCATCCATCGTCACACCCAACTGGCGCAACGTGTTCTGATACTGCATCGTGCTCTGAATGTTCTCCAAAGCGCCGCTCTTCAACGCCGTCCAAGCTGACTTGCCAGCACGACCGAACGTCATCCACAAGCCCAACATGCCCTGAATTGGAGCCGGCAGCTTCGAGAAGGCGTAACTCAACGCGCTTGTCGCATTGGCGATGGCCTCAATCGTGGGAGCGGCAGACTTCAACGAGTTGGCAAGCGTGCCGCCGAACGTCTTCGACAACTGGCCCGCCATGCGGACAAGACTCGAAAACATCGGAGACGTGGACGCGAGACTGGAAGTCACCATGCTCAGACCATCACGCACATCACCGGAGAACGTGCGGATGCTACCCGAAGTGCCGGAAGCCAGCTTCGAGGTGTCGGCCACGAAATTACCGGTCAACTGACCAAGATTCGTCATCGTACCGGCAAGATCGTTCCGCGACTCGTTCGCAGCATGTCCGATATCGGCGAAAGCGTCACGCACGCCCTTCTGGGCGTCCCTAGCGCCAGTCACCCAAGCACGCAACGTATCCTGGGCGCTCATGGAGTTAATCGCACGGTCTGCACGCTGCAACACGCTGCTGAACTGCTCGATGCCATTCTGGTATTGGGCAATCGGAGTGAACACACCTTGCGCGATACCCTTCAACGAGCGAAGGGACGAGCCAAGATAACCAGCCTGCTCCTTGACTTCGGACATGGCCTTGTCGACACGGTCGGAGTCGTTCATCACGTTCTCGGCCCACTTGGCGAACCAAGACGCATCCTCGCTCAACCATTGCGTGAACTGCGGCAGATACTTGCCGCCGACCATGCCGATATGGGACAATGCGGTAATCAGGGATTCGGCACCGGGAACGAGATTATCCATCGACTCGTTCGCACGGTCGAAGACGGCTGGCAGCTCGTTCGCCTGATAGGACGCCTTCACGGCGAGCATGAGCTTTTCGACTATCTCGCCCTCATGCTTGGCGAGAGTGCTCATCTCCGGTACCAGCGAATCGCCTATCGCGTTCGCCGTATCCATGATGGCGGGCTTCGCCTTGCCATAGAACGCATCCTGCACGTTCTGGGAAAGCTGGGACAACTTCGTGTTGGCGAAGTCGATCTGGCTGCTCCATGTCTCGCCCTTGTCGCCGTAAATCATCTTGAACGTGGCGAACGCGGCACCCAATCCGGTCAACGCGGCGGGAGCGGCATAAGCGGCCTTGGAAAGGCTCACGATGCTCTTGCCCAATCCGCCGACCGTACCGGAGACGTTCACCGCACCAGCGCCGATATCGGACAATACGGTGCCGACAAGCGCTAGACGCGGAACCTTCTTATCCAACGTGTCGAACAGGTCCACAAGATTCTGGAACTGGTTCTCGACACCCTTCAAGCCGGACGCGCCATACGTCATGCCGTTGAGAATCTTGCCGATGTCAGTTCCATGGAACTTGGCGAAGATGTCAATCGTGCGTGGGCGAGTGAAGTAAGCGAGATGGGCGCGGGCCAAAGCGGTCTCAAGATCGACATCCATATCAAGGGTGTCGTTCTTTTCTTGGAACTTCTTCAGCTCCTTCTCGGCGTGCTTCTTGTCGATATGGAGCTTCGCCGGAATCTCCGCATCGGGATTGGACTTCAGCTTCTCCGCATACCGGCGCATCTCAGCTTCGACGTTCGAATACTCGGCCTTCAACGTGACCGGAACATCAAGCCTCTTATGCTCAAGCTCCCGCATGGTGCGACGTATCTCGTCAGCGCCATCCTCGTAGAACTCGACCTTCACACGCTGCGACTCGAACCGTTCGATATCACGGTTCAGACGGGCGAAATCACCTTCGACATCGACCTTCACCCGCGCCTTCGGATTATCCTTCAGAAGACGCTGGTAATAGGCCAGCTGCCGGTACATCTCCCGCAGTTCGGCCTTCAACGTGACCGGAACATCGACGCCGCGACGTTTGAACGCCTCGATCTTAGACTTGACCTCACGCAGATTCTCAGCGACGAACCGCAGACGGATATCCTGACGGTTACGGACGCCGTTCCTCGAATACAGGTCGGCGAGACGCTTCTGGAAATCGGAACCCTCAAGACGGGTCGCCTTCGTGACCGGACTCTTCTTCAGCTTCTCGATACGGTCGTCGATCTCGCCAAGCATCTTGACGGTACGCTTGTACTCGTCAAGGTCGAACCAGTTCCGGTTGTTCCGCTTCATGGCGGACACGTCGGACTCAAGCTCCTTGCGGACGCCGCGATACGTGTCGATAAGATTCTCGGCCTCGCGACGCGATTCGGAGAACTGCTCACGCGCCACACCAGTGGAGTCAACCGGACGGGACCACTCGTCCCTGGCCTTCTTCGACTCGCGGGCCATCTCGGCCCGCTGCGCCTCGATCTCCTTCGCGAAACGCGACGACGCGGCCTGCTGGCCCTTGAACCAGTCGGCATACGTCTCCTGCTTCTGATGCAGTCCCAAAGCCGTGTCACGGGCCTTGGAGAAGTTCGCCAACGAATTGCCAGCGGTGACGATGCTCTCCTCAAGGGCACGCACCTGACGTGTCATCTTCGACACACGTTTCGCATCGCCATCGGACGCGATATCGATAAGCGACGACTGCGCCTTACGCAGCCTGCCAAGCTCCTTCTCCTGACCGGCGAGCGCCTTGTTGACCGCAGTGACCTGCTTCGCGGCTTCTCGCTCCTGTTTCCACAGGTCGGAGGTCGGGAGCTTCTGGGCTTTCATCTCAAGGCGTTGCGCGTCGAGGCGTTCGACTTCGCGGGTGGCCTTTGCGAGGTCGCCTTTCAGTCCGCGAATGTCGTTGCGGGTTTTGACGATTCGGTTGGACAGTTTCTCGAATTGGCGTATCTGCTCGTTGGAGAGGTGTTCGTTGCCTTTGATGAGTCCACGGACCTGCTGGTACAGGTCCATCTTCTTCTCGCGGTACTTATCGACGGTCTTGTCGAGGCTTGTCGCGAACGAAAGCTGTTCGGTTTTTTGGAGGGCCGACTTTTTGAAGAAGGATGTGTCGGCCATCTCGCGGCCTTTGGCGTCGAACACCTTGACGGTCTGGTCAAGGTTCTTTTCGATCAGCTTCGAGTTCAGCAGCCCGTTGCCACGGAGGGCCGTGTTGGTGCGGGAATTGAACTCGGACAGGCCACGGCTCAATTTGGACGAATCGAAGTCCGGTTTGAGCGAGAGTCCGCGACGAAGACGCTCCTCCTGCTGTTCGAACCGTTTCATCCACGGGTCGATGTTCTTCGTATTGGGTTTGAAATTGAATTGTATGGAGGCGTTCTTGCCGTTCCATTCGCGGTAGGCGCGTTCAAGACTGGCGGTGTCCGGTTCGAATACCGCGTTCACGTCGAGGTCGCTTATTCCGCGTGCGGCCTCCTCGACTTGACGGCGGAAACCCTTCGTATCCGCAGTGACACGAACGACGACTGTACCGGCGCGATGTTCGCCCACCATAAGCAACCCCCAGAAAGAAAAAAGGAAATAGAAAAACCCCCACGGGAATGTGGGGGTTTGTTCAAAATCAGGTCATGTGGAACTTCGTGAACATGTGTTCGAAGTTCTCGGCAGTACCTTCGTTCTCCCGGCGAGGCGGCTCTTTGTCAGCGCCGGGAGGGAGCAGTGGATGCGGTTTGGCATTCTTGCCCCCGTATTTCGCGGTAATCACCGCGTTCATCATGTTGCGAACCTCAACGGCGACCATCGTCTTCGAATCCCATCCAAGCCATGGCAGTACGGTCGGCTTGTCCGGCTTGGACTCATCGGACGCGGTTGGAGGCTCATCCTCCAATATCCGCGCCCTGTACAGGCTGTCAGGCAGTGCCATCAGCCCCGCCGCGAGGCGTTCGGCGCGGGTGGGATTCAGCCTCGCGCCGGTTATGTCCAGACCATAGAAACGTTGGAAGTCGGAAGTCAGTTCGACCGGGTGGACGCGGACTTGCGCTTCGAAGCGAGCGATTTTCCCAGTTGGTCCGTGTAGAACATGAGAATCGCTTCGATGAGCCAGAACAGTTCATCCAATCCGATGCCCGTCGCCCATTCGTCAACCTTGTCAGGCTTCACTGTCAGCGACTTGACCCAATCCAAAGCCGTGCCGACGAACTCCATGCGTTCGTCGATCTTCGCCTCGATGTCGTCCAGGGACTTGGCTTCGGGGCCGTTGATGTCGGCGTTGAGCGTGAAACCGGCCATGCTGGACAGTTTGCGTAGTTCGGCCGCCTCCTTGAACGAGAGACGTTCGGCGGGGGCCAGCTCCGGCAGAAGCGAGAACAGCGGCTCGTTCTCGCACATCTCCGCCCACGTCTCAGGGATGCGGAACTCGTCGGTTTCCGCAGCGGTGTTCTCTTCAACAGTCTCGTCAACCATGTTTTCTCCTATCTGAAAAGCGTTGAAAATCTCCTATCTTCCGTCAATGAAGAACGGGAAAAGACCGGAACCCCCGGATAGGAGAAACAGGGGTCCGGCGTCAATACGAAGACTGGAACAGTCCGAATCAGGACTGCTTCATCTTCGAAGCCTCGAAGAACACAATCGGCTTCTTGCCGGCGACGCTCTCGACCTCGCCGGTCATGCCCTGCTCCACGAAATCATCGCCCGAGAAATCAGGACCACCATCGAAGGTCACGGAAACCTTGCGGAACAAAGCGCCGAAACGGATGTCCGAATCATCGTCGGCGGACTCCTGAGCCAACAGGAACAGGCTGAACGTCTGTGGCTTCTTGGTGATGTCCACACCAACGCCGTCATCCTCGTCGGTGCCGTTGTAGATCAGCTTCAGAGTGTCGCCATCCAACTGCAACGACTTCGCGGTGATGGTGCAGGTCGAATCGGCGTAGGTGGTACGCAGGTTCTTACGCGCCCACGAATTATGCGTGGTCGCGTCGCCGCCGTCGAACGAGAACGAAATCTTGTTGTCGGCGGAAGTATGCCCCAGATTGGTCCACACCTGATTGGCGCCCGGTGTGCCGGTAGCGGCGGTGTCCACCTTCACGGTGTCAGCGTTCAGCTTGAACGCCTTGGCACCATCCTTCGGCAGCGGAGTGCCGACCGGAGCGTAGAACAAAGTGCCGTAAGTGGCAATCAGAGTCGCGTCATCATTAAACGCCATCTCATATCTCCTTATAAAAAAGCCCCGCACGAGGCGAGACTTGAAAACGAAAAACAGAAAACGGAAAATCATCCGGCGCGAAGCGAATCCTCCGCGCGGACGGTGAACGAGGAAGCGGAATACTGCTTCACCTTCTTGCCGGTGGCCTGCTTGCCGCCAGCGCTTTTGCCGAAACCGGGATTGCCCACAATCCGAATCACACGACCCGAATCGGTACGCCCGTAACGCGGCCATTGCATGATCTGCTGGTACACTTCCTGCGCCAAGCGGAAGGAACGGTCCGCATCGTTCGTGGCGACGATGATGTCGATGTCGCAATCCCACACGCCGGTCGAATGATTGCCGGTCGCCATGGTCGGCGCGTTCGTATGGAACAGCACGATGTTCGAGAACGACGCCCAAGTGTCCACATCGACATCGATCTCGTTGAGCACATGCACGTCGGGCCAGTCCGGGTTGCCGGTGAACCCAGCCGTGAGAAGCATGTACACGAGAGAATCGAAATCGACCATCGGACGTTCCTGCGGGTAACGCTCGTAGTCGGGTTGAATCAGCGGCATCAGACACCACCGTTCATACGAGCAGCGTCACGCATCACATGATGTCCCTCGACCCAACGGTGACGCTGCTCGTTCCAAGCGCCCCACTCGTGTTCGACGGCCACGTTCGACCCGTCACGACCCTCGACATCAAGACACACATCCGTGTCGATGCCGTGGTAGCGTTTCTCAAGACTCAAATCCTTGGCGACCGGAATACCCGGGTCACGGCCAACCGCACGCGCGGCGGCGAGCATCCTCGCATCCGCAAGCACCTCGTCGGCCTTCTCCGACGTGGCCTGCGGACCGAACCATTCAGCCACCTTCGTGCTCAGGTCACGGTCAATGAAAACTCTTGCCATCGGCCTCACCCCACACATGGTCGTCAGGGTCCGGTTCGGGAGGCTTCGGACGCAACCCCACCGGAATCTGCGAATAGTCGGCGTTACGCCGGATATGCATCTCATAGTGGGGAACCTCGCCATGCTGACGGAACGTCGGAGCGCCGTCAACGTCATAGCAGTCGCCCTGATACCAGACCTCCGTATGGATATCGCCATGCCATTCCACGGCAACGACCTGAGACGGCGTGACCTCACGCAAACCACCCCAAGTCTGCGGCGACTTATCCTCGGCACCGGAAATCGAAAACATGCCAGCCTGCTGCTCGCGGCCCTCGACGGAACACCAGCACCAGTAAGCCTTCCCGGGAACATACGTCGTCCCATGCGGCCCACGACGGACCGTATACAGCACGACGATCACCTTGTCACGATACAGAATCGAATCAGGCTTCACCCAAGGCACCGGCACATCCTCGTAAGGATGCTCAGCAACCACGTCGGAACCCGACTTATCGTATGGATGACCCAAATCCCACGTTTCACGAGACATAGGCATCACATTCCATAAATACGGTTCACACCGACGCCAACAGTGCCGATAGGACCACGCCCGGACGCATAGCCATCCAGAATCTGCTTCTCCCTTTTCGACAGATACAGATTCGGCGACGCATCCTTGCCTGGCGGATTATCCTGCGGGTCGAAACGCGTGAACTGGTACGTTCCATTCGATTCGGTCTTGATATCCGAATAGCGGATGACACGCCACACCATAGAACAGATGACGAACTCGTAATCCTCAAGATCAAGGTCGCCGGACTTCAACCGTGGCAAGCAGTTCGTGCTCGAAGTGGACGCGACGGTCTCCGCACGATGGCACATGTACGTGAGCCAAGCGTTCGGATACCGTTTCAACACATCCGCGTCAGGAAGGCAATGAAGCTCCAAGCATTCCACCCAGTCAACGGCATCGGTAACACCATTCGACATCAGCGAAACCCCCTAAGCTTCAAGAAGGCTACTTGCCCAGCACATCCGCCTTGAAGGTCGAGACGGCCTCCTTCAGAATCGGCAGATAATTGCCGTTGACCCAGATGTCATAATTCAGCGGAGCCTGATGCGACAACATAGCGCCGATAAGACCATCGTTCACGCTCTTGTTGATCTCATACTCCGAGTTCTGGGCCTCTGCGGTAGGACCGGACAGGGTGGCACCCAACGACGAATCGTTGAACGACGGAAGTAGAACGAACGTCTTATCCGGGAACGCGGTGGAGACATCGGCATCCATATCGAAGGTGTTGTCGAGCTTCAAATCCTCGTAAGCCTCATCGACCAGAAGCACATCGGTGATGCCGGACTGCGCACGAAGCACATCCAGCACATCCTGACGGGACAGCTTGGTCTTGGAATGCTCCAAATCCATGCCGGACACCTGAGTACGGAAGAACTCGTTGGTGCGCATGGCATCGATAACCACACCGGTGGTGGCGACCGCGTGCGGCTTGCGACCATAAGCCTTGCGCATGATCTTCACCCAAGCCTCGATGTCGTCGCACGGGTTCGACTTGTCGTTGTCCCAAGTGGTGGTCGGCTTCACATCCTGCTGGTTGCCCGGACGCTTGAACGAATACGTCACATTGACGCCGTTCTCCTTGATGACCACCTTGCCGGTCACCAAGCACTGCAAACGCTCCAACTCCTCGGTCACACCGGCCTGCTGGCCCAAAGCCTCGAACTTCGCCTCGGCCTGATCGTGGATATATGCGGTATCGTCCTGATGCTTGGCGACATCACGCTCGGAAATATGGTCCATACCGGACAACGGCAACAGGCCGGCATGAATCTCGGCGGTCGAGGTCTCGGACTTGGTGTGCCCGATCTCGGCATCCAACGCACGATGCTTCATCGCACGGGTCTTCGACTTCGGAATGACCGGGGTCCAAGAAGCGGTCCAATCACCATCATTGGAAGTGACCGGGAAAATATTCGACAACGGCAGGATGCCGTTCACGTAATCATGTCCCGCCTGAGCGACCTCGGTCGCCTCGGACGGCGGGATGATGGTCTTGTCAATAGCCAAGAAAAACTCCTTAGATACGCAAAAACCCACCGCGATGGGTGGGTTTCACAAAATGTTTAGAGGTTAAGTGACCGTCAATCAGGAAATCGTGATGTTCACGGTCTGTCCGTTGGACAAAGTGGCCTTGCCAGCGGTGATGGCCTTGGACGACGTGTCCTGAGTCAATTCGATCTTGGTGATGGTCGCACCATCCTTGCCAGCCGGACCCGGAGTGCCAGCCGCGCCGGCCGAAGCGGACAACGGCTTCACAACGTCATCCTCAACGTCGTAGAACTCGCCGCCCCACACGGCACCGGACTCCGGCTTCACCGGAAGCTTCGAGGCCACGATGTCGCCACGATAGGTCATGCCTACGAGCGGGTCGTCCACATCCCAGCCGGACAGGTTGATGTTCACGGACACCATGGATTCAAGCAGACCGGCGATCTTGGTCTGACGTCCATCGGTGGCCTGCTTGTCATACGGACCATACGAGCCGACGTTCGCGCCGGAAGTGATCTTCGCCAGCGGAATGCCGGAACGAATGTAAACGGTCGTGGCCTTCGGACCCACACCGGTCAGATACTTGTTGTCTGCGGTCTTGAACAATTCAGGCACGATGGTGACGGACACCGAATCATTGGTGTTCTTCTCGCCATAACGCCAGGAATTGTCCTCCTCAACGGTGACGATACCGGAGGAATGAACCATCTCTTGAGTCATACGCTCAATCCTTTCAAAGAATCAGTAGGAAACTACTTGCTGCGCTTACGTGCCTTCTGACGTTCCATCACACGCTTGTAAGCGTCGCCCGGCTGACGTTTCGGATGCGAGGTGCCGGACGGGAACTCGGCCTGCATGGCTACCTTGCGTGCCAAAGCATCCTCAGTCTGCTGCGGTTTCCTCTCCACCTTGGAAGTGTCAATCGGGTTGTACGCCGCATACTTCTCAGCCCACGACGCGATGGCCTCCGGCTCCGTTGCGGGGCAGAGGTCGGAAAGAACGGCGTCCGTGATCTGCGGATACTTGGCCTTGGCTTCAAGACGCGCAATCTGCGTCTTCGCGGCCTTAAGCTCCGCATCAGCGGACTGGAAAGCCTTATAGTTGGCCGAAGCACGGTCTTTGTTCTTACGGCTCATAGCCTTCCATTTGGCAAGCTCGTCATTATCGGACGGCTTGGAAGAATCATCGGAACCCTTATCATCAGCCGGAGCGTCATGCTCGACGGCGGGTTCGTCAACCGGAGTGGTCTGAGCATCCTTCACGGAATCCTCGACCGTTCCGGCCTGTCCAACAGTCTTGTCCTTTTCGGATTCGACTTCATTATCCTGAGAGGCCATAAGACCCAATCTCCTTAATATTTAAGCGGCCAGTCCCAAAAAACCGCGAGAATAAGCCAACAGACTCCGCACATACTGCCAAGCCTGTTTAGTGTGGACTGTCTTTTTGAACTCATACGAACGACCATCGAAACGGAATCGAACTGAATCCTTATCCCCGTCCAACAACTCCTTGTACCGGGAATTGAACTCGGTCGCACGAGCGCACATACGCTCCATCTGGGCGCGGGTCATCTTCATGTCGGGCAAACGCCATTCCGGCGCATTCGAGTTCACCGGAGCATCCTTGCGAAGAAGCACAGGCCCAAGCTCGCTATTATTGACGACCTTCACACGAAGCTTCGTCAAATCCGTGGCGTTCGTGGAATAATCACGGCCAGCCGTTTTGCCAGCGGCCTTGTAAATCGTCATCAGATCATCCGAGTTCAATTTCAACCCGGGGTCGTTCGAACCGACGATTGGAGCCACCGTACACTTGCAACGATTGTGCATGGGCATCAAATCAGCCCTCGTGAACGTGTTCGTGGCGGCTACGACGCACAGGCCACAGGAACCTGTCTTCGACAATTCAGGATGGATGACACGCCTGTAACGTTCGACACCGGAACTCCTGTAACGCGACTGGATGGCACGATTCTGCGTCACATACCCGTCAGTGACCGCATTGTTCTCCAACTGGATTTTCGCGGACATCAGCCAAGCCTTAACATGGTCGGCTGCGGACTGGTCGGCGTCCTTCAGAATCTCATCCCACGTAGCAGGTCGAATCTCAGGATTCTTCACGGCCTGAGTGCGATACTCGTCCGCGACCCTCATGGCGACCTGCCACGGGTCCGTGTTGGCACGGACGACCTCATATTGGGGAATCTCACCCAAACCGTTCACACCGGCCAAACGAAGCATCGTATCCGCATATGAGATGCCCTGCTGGCGCATCGCCTTCACGAACGCGATATGCTGCTGTGTCACATAAGCCGCAGCGCCCTCGGCCACCGCATCATTCCACCAGTCTGAAGGAGTCAGGCTACGCCACATGTTCCAAGCCCTGCGGACGAACTCGTCAACCAGCTTCAGCCGCTGGTCATCCAACGCCTGAACGGCAGCCAACGCGCTATCGGCCATCAGACCCCCATAACGTCGGACGAATCATCCGACGATGACCCATCGGACGACATCGAATCCGATCCAGAGCCGGTGGAGAACGAATCCAAACCGGACCCGTCACCCAGATACGAATCGTTCATCGTCGCATCAGTCTGCTTCGCCGACGAATCCAAAGCCGCGTTCTGCCGCGCCATGGCATTCAGGAAACTCGTATCCTGGGCATCCTGAATCATCTCCGCGATCTCCGTCTCGGTCATGTGCAGATAACGACGGGCGATGGTCTTCAACGGAAGAACACCCTTCACCTGAGCCGCAGCCTGACACTGCTCCAACTCGGACGGAAGCTCCAACGGCTCCCAAGTCGTCTCGAAACGCTCCTCCGAAGCATTACTGCCGGAAGCGGTCAACGCCATCTTCAACAGGAGCACGAAAGCGTCATTGGCCCTCATGTTCATGTCGCGGACCTTCAACCGCAGCATACGGGTCGTCAGCTTCGCACCCTCGGCGGAACCAGCCACATCAGGCGAAAGAATCGACAACGGAGTGCCAGTGGCGCCGGCCAGAAGCTTCACATCGGATGCGGCCGCATTCACGATCGGCGTGATATCCGTAATGGACGATTCGCCAATCTTCGCATCGGCGGGAAGCAGCCACAACGCGGCGGGACCCATCTCGAACAGTTCCGAATAGTCGATCTTGTCACCGGCCTGAGCCTTACCGGCCTTGACCGCAGGGTCGTTCTTCTGGTAATACTCAGGCATGTCGCCGGACACCCAACGCTGCTTGAACGCCTGCATCTCCTGAATGCAGAACCGTTGGAACCGCTGCTGGTCGATGGACCTCAACGTCTTCAAGGAAGCCTCGAACTGGCCCTTGCCGTTAGGAGTGGTCAACTGCACGATAGGAAGGCACCCGCAATCAAGGGCGAACTTCCAATCATCGCCGGAAGACTGGCCTTCCCACTCGAACTGCGCCTCGAACTCTGGACGCTTCTTCGAATCGTCGTTGGCAAGGTCATACACGGTATCCTCGTCATCGACCGAATCGGAAGGCAACGTGCGCGACTTGACCTCATGCTTCGCGGTACGCGAATAGATGCTCTGAATCTCACCGTCATCGTTACGGACGATGCGATACAAAGTCAACCGTTCGATCTGCTCTTCCTCGGACCACCCGTACACGACAGCCGAATCCTTGTCGTCGGACACGACCGTGCTCCACGGACTCAACCGTTGGATATATGAAGGATTCTCCTTGCCGAGAACCATCGCATATGCGGCACCGTAAATCGACGCGTCCATGAACATGTTCAACGAACGGACATCCATGCCGCACTTATCCCACATGTCATCCGCATCCGTGCTCCGCATCGTCTTATCGGCGACAAGACGAAAACCGGTAGGATGCTGCGACGTGATTACCGCATCCGCAATCGTATGAGCCAGATTCAACGGGCAGATATCCACAAAACGCCTATACACGGCACTGGCCGTAGTGGTCGCCGCCTTCGGCACGGACTGCAACGGAACCGTCTCACGACCGTCATAAAACGTCTTCAACACACACAAGTCGGGAATACGATTCTGCAAACGCGTCGCAAGACGCGTCAACGCCAGACCATCACCATCAGGCTCGTCATCACCAGTAACAAGACTCTGCATATTAGAAGATGTGGAAGCCATACGAACACCCCAAAATCACCAGACCCGCTGCGGCATCACCCGCTGCGGACCATCCTCCTCGAACTGGCCCAAATACTTCTCACGCGCCGCATAAGCCAACACGCCAGCCATGCACGCATCAATCTTGTGCGGACTCTTAGGCGTCTCCTTATGAATCTGATAACCCCAACTCTTCTCACGCCGCTTCGCATTACGGAAATGCGACACAAGACGCGGGTCGGCACACAAAAGAATATTATTCGGATCAGGCTCCCCATCCTCGACAGGCTCGGGAGCATACTCAAACGACGAATGAGCGCACTGCAACGCACGATACATATCCTGCGACCAGTTATTCGTCCAAAACTTCATCATCGAAGACTGACCACGGGCATACACCTTCATGCCACGCCCATACTCAGCCTCCCAGCCGCCAATCATCGACTCGAAGAAATGCGCATCAGCGAAACAGCCGATGACATTGTAATTCTCGAACATACGACGCACGGCGGCATCGAAACCATCACGGTCAACACGCCAATCAGGGTCCGCATTATCAGGCCGCTGCTGCAACTTGATAAGAAACAGCAAACCATCGGACACGCGACAACCAACCAACGCGGTCGAATCATTACGAATCGAACCATCGAACCCAAGCGTGATCTCCTCATCCTCGTCAATGAAATCCTTCCAGACCCCATCCAAACGAGACGACGAGCCGACAGCACGGCCATACAAATCCCTGTAAGCCAAATGCGACTGGATCGCAGGCTCCGTAAGCCACGAATCCTCACTCGACGCACGAGAGTTCAAATAATAACGAATCGAATCATTCGGGTCAGAATCAGGCTGGTAAATCTGCCCCATCAGACCATGAATGTCAACCCAACCATCCTTCGACGGCCCCGGCTCGACGCCATCATCACGAAGCGAGAACCCCTCAACCGAATAACCATCGGCATCAACGGCCTCGATACGCCCATCAGGAAGAATGATGTAATCCTTACCATCATCCGAATGGGCGGCAGAACCATACGACTCATACAACGCGTGCTCAAGCTTCTTCTCATCAGGAAAATCCTCGATAGGAAGCGTCGAATACCGATAGTCGAAATACAAGCCCTTATAATGCTTGGAACGGCCGGCCTGAATATCCTCCGCGATCTTCAACGTGTTCTCCGCCACACTGTTCTGACCAGGACGGAAATACGTCGTCATCTCCAACACCCAAGGGTCGGCATCCAACGAACGCTTCGGAAGATTACGCTGAACCGTCTTATACATCGAATGATGCTTCGGCAGCGTATACAGATGCACCTCATCCATCAACGCGAAAGTCTCAAGACCACCATCCTTCGACGCATCACCGGAAGTCGTAGGAATGATCTCCCCACCCTCCGGCAAGCCGATACGGGTCTTCGTGACCTCCATGCCGAAACCCTGCAACTGGGCCAACGGGCCGGAAGTGCAGTTATAGTAAATCGAATCGAAGATATTGCCCGACTGGTCCTCGGACGTAGCCAAACACAGAATCTCAGGACGCTGGACAGGACGGCCAACAGGCTCACCCGGCAGATAATAGTAAGTCTGACCAAGAAACGTATACGTCTCACCCGGCTTAGCCCAATGGTCGAAACGACACGGGCCAAAAGCCTCGAACAAGGCCAGATCATTACCCAATCCACTCTTGTTGCAACCCTTCGGACGCCACAAGCTCACACGATTGAACCTGCGCCGACCATCCGGCTTCAACGCATAGGCGTTCAAATAGAACTGGATATACTCAGGACTATGAGTGACAGGCTTACCGGTCGCACCACCGCGACCTATGAGACTGAACGTCTCAACCCACCACAACGCCAAACGTCCAAGACTCCTACGCCTATCCTCATAAGTCAGGTTAGGAATCATCAAATGCATGTCAGCCAGCCGCCTCGATCTTGCGACGCCAAGCATCGATATCCTGAATCACAGCATGATTCGAACCATCCGAAGCAGCATGGTCATCAGCCTCCGGCACATCGAACTTCAACGCACGCATCGAAGCCGGAGTCCAACCCAACTCGTCAAACAACTGACGCACGACCGGCATCAACGTCGCATAACGACGAGTCGAAAGCATCTCATTGATCGTCGCGAAACCCAACTGGACAGCCATCCAGGAAGGAGCCGAACGCAACATCGAAGCATTCGGACTACGCCGATACTCCTCATACCAATGAGCAACCAACGGCAACCACTCCCCACCCTTGGGGAAAATCTGGTTAGCCGGAGGCAGATCAGGCCCCAACTTCCCATCAGGAATCTCCAAAACCTGGTTACCGGAATCACTCGTCTTCCTGCCCATAACATCACTCCCCGCAAAGCCCCATTACGGGACGACAAGCGCGAAGCCCGTTACGGCACTACGCGCACCTGCGATGAACGACAATCCGATTAGCCAACGAGTTTTCACCACCCTGCTCCAACGGCACACGCCAAGCGCCAACCGGAAAATCATCACTCAAAACATCAACCGACCGGTCAAGCGGCAACTCACAAACCGGACACGTATGAGAACACGCGTTCCACTCGTCCTCGGCAGTCCAAAAACCAGTAGGAACACTCCCCCGCCGCCCGACACGGGCATTCGACCGAGGCTCCCACAACACCGACTTCAACGGCTGCGGAGTACGATTGGGAGCCGCACCCTCAGCCTTCAAACGCTGGAAACGCTTACGACAACGAGCCGAACAAAAAGCCTTGTCCCGACGCTCAGTCTCAAAAAAAGAGCCACACGCCAGACACGCACGACTCATACGACGCTTACGGGCACCACTGCCACTACGCCGCCAACGATCATAATGAGACCTACACATCCCATGAGCATGAACAGGCCCATCACACCCATTCACACTGCACTCACCCTCAGCTAACCGAACGCGGGATGCCTGTACCAACGAGCCTCCTCACGCTCAACCCTCTTCCTTCGCCGCGCGTCAGCCGACTCCAAACCAGTCTTATAAGCATGATGCGCACGGCAAAGAACCTGAAGATTATCCCAAGAATCATCATCAGGCTGACCATCCTCGGCACGAACGATATGATCGACCTCATTCGCATGAGCGCCGCACGGACGCAACACGCCATCATCACCGATCACCGGATACTGGCAACGCCACCCGTAATAATCCAACACCTCACGACGCGTCCGCTCCCAACCAGGATTGAACCGTTCCTTGCGATGCGACTTATTCCAATCGTTGGTCATCACCACTCCTCAGTGCTTCAGGAGGGAGTCGAACCCTCACGTCACAGGACAACGCATTTTGAGTGCGCCGCGTCTACCATTCCGCCACCAAAGCAAAAGAAAACAGGCAATCCCCATGCCACACTCACCACAAAACATGGGGATTGCCCGGCATCTAACCCAAACCGCCATAAGGAAATCCAATGGCAAAAATGGCTTTTTACCGCCAGCCACGGCGCGCGGATGCTGAGGGAGTCGAACCCCCGGACCGTTCCCGGTCGCCACCTTAGCGAGGTGGTGCAATAAGCCACTCTGCCAAGCGTCCAAAAGCAAGAGCCGCCGCAACGACTCAGGAGACTGTTCCCGCAGACTAGGCGGGTCAGCTGAAACTAGAGCCGCCACAAGACGACTCCGAAGACCTTTCCCACAACCTGTGGGTAGGCTGAGCACAGCATGTTGGACTCGAACCAACATCGACGGTTTTGGAGACCGCCATGCTACCAGTTGCACCAATGCCATATGCGAGGACGGTCACACCCATGAAGCATGACCACCCCCACCAAGCCGCCGTTACGGAAGCGTCCGCCGCTTTCATCTCCAGACAAGCCAACACCAGCGGTAGGCACTTGCCCTCGGGGGTAGTACTACTTCCCCAACGCGGAATGTGAAGGATTCGAACCTCCGGCACTTCACAGTGCGACTGCTTTCGGGACAGTTGCATTAAACCACTCTGCCAACATTCCAAACCCAACTTAGTTATTGTCCAAGTTGGCATGACAGCGGCATGGTGGACTGGCTTTTACCACCAACGGCAAGGAACGTGGTCGTTTAGCGCCCCGTTTGGCCGTGCCTCCCCTTCGGTCGTCAACCGCCTGACTAAGGCAGGGAGCCTCTTGACATCCACAAGTCCCATGTTGTCTGTTCGAGCAATGCCATCGGTCTCACGGACAGCTACCTCCGTGAGACCTAGTGCCCCGTGGTGGACTCGAACCACCGACGTATCAAAGTCACGGTTTTACAGACCGCTGCAATCGCCGCTATGCACAACGAGGCAAAAGAGCAAACCTCGGGAATCGAACCCGACAACCAAAAGGCTGTGCCAACAGGATTGCAAGTCAGCCCCAAAAAACAAATGGCGCAGCCATATAGGCGACACCGGATGGGACCGGCACAAGAAACGAGGATGGACGCAATCTCACGGACAATCCAAAAACACACACTATATTCCGGGATTCATCCACCCTCAAAGGGTCCCCAGCCGGATTCGAACCGACAACTCACCACGCATAGGCAAGAGAGCCAGAAACCCATGCGCGACTAACACTCCCACAAGAGCGATAGGAACCATGTGCGAGATCAAACGGCGGTACCAACAAGCCTCTCGCATTGGACTTGAAACCGAATCGCACCTTACCTAGGAAGATGCCATCTGCGGACAGTGAGAGATTCGAACTCCCGGACCCGTTAGAGTCGGTCGCTTTCGAAGCGACTACCTTAAACCAGACTCAGCCAACTGTCCCTAGCGGTGCTCCTTATGAACACAAACGTCCCAACGGTCGGAATCCTTAACCAAGAGACAAGGAGCACCACCGAACCGCTTGCCGGAACGACACCCACAAGGACGCCACGCGTCCTCCAAAATTCATTCCGACATGCGACAGCATACTCATACCTAACGTTGCATCAACGTTGCAATGGAAACGGCGTAGAATACGGCGTGTCGCGTGGTATGCTGAAGACGATTTCAATGTGAACCCAACATCGTCGTTGTCATGTCACGTTTCATGCGCGGACTTTTTCAGACGGCGCGCACTATTTCTACCATTGACCCGACGGCCCTGACGGACGCGCCCGGAGGACCCTCCCCCAGCCCCGGTTAGAACGTTCGTTCGATGGTACAAATGTTCGTTCGTACAGTTGTACGTATGCGCGTCATTGTGTCGTATTCCTTATTATTTATATCTATCTTGCTCAATATTTTTTGTCCGTATTTCAGTATCTTGCTTGACTTTATTTTTCCTTGTGCTACTCAAACTCTTTTTTCGTTTCATTTACCCCCTACCTATGTTTCGACACGCCGATAGACCGGCGTTATTCCAACGTTTAGCGTTGTCTGTTTTCTTAATTTGCTTACAACCAATTGGTTGTGTATAGTGAAGCTATCAACCGGTTAGGCAGTCAGCCTAGCAAGGTCAGCGCGATATCTACCGCGCCACTTGCAACCGGCTGTAGCAACCGGCAGATGAAGCCGTGGCGGTTAGGTGCCTAGGCACCGCATAGCCTAGCCTGAAACGGTTAGGGGGGCGTATCGAGTGTATGCGCCGGAAAACCGCCATGTGTGGAACGTTGGTCACTGCGCCTCAGCACAGTGTCCAGTCTGTGAGCGTTGCGAGTGTTTGACAAATGAAGAGTGTTACCGAAGGCCGGTAGTTTGAGCTTCACCCTCTTTTGGGGGTTAGGTGGCGGCGTTTTTCGGGGTGTGTGCATAATGTCCACTATGTGGGCGTGGCCGATAGTGTCGGTTTTGCCTAGGCAATGCGCGTGAACTCGATTGACAATGTTGAGCGCGAGAACTCGTAAGGGGGTACCGCCGACGTTTGGCGTAGTGTGAGAGACTACCGCCAATGAGGATAGGCCGATAGATAGGTGGCAATGTCAATGTTTCGCCATGCGTGAGCGTGGTTGGCGGCATTGACTGTAAACCACGGCGTAACGGGTTGCGAGGGTAGACATACTGTAGCGCCCGTCAACTGCTTTATGGGCGGTTGGTCACGAATGTAGTTCGGGGACTATGCGGACATTAAAAGTCTATAGGGGGTGCGTATGCGCCCCTGCGCCACTTTGCGGGTGGTGTTAGCCAAAAAAACAAATCTTCACGGGCGTAATCCGTAAGGGTTGCGCCCTCTCGCCACTGTTTAGACCATGAGGGGGTGCGATACCCTCTAGTGGCACGCAATTAACCAATCAACACTAGACCTTAAGGGGGTTTATTATGGATACCAACGAAGAAATGGCTGTAAAAATCGTTCGCGACTGTCTCACTACGGCGCGTGAGTCCCTCCCGTCTTACGTATCACGCCTTTGGGTGCGTGAAATGCCGGAGCTTGAATTTGTAGGCACCTCGGCGGCGGAATCTGTGGTACGTCATGCGCTTATTGCGGCGTTTCGCGTTGCGGCAATGCGGTCCACGTATGTCGATCTTGCAAGCGACTTCGCGCCTGATGTTCGGATTACGCGCGTTCGCGCCAGTTGCCGTCGTGTCTCCGTCTACTATGAGACGAATACCGGATATGTCTACAAGGTGGTGTGTGTGCCATTGTGGGATACCACTGTTTCCGGTTCGCTGCCGCCATGCCCTATGACTAAGGCCCTTATGGCTAAGGTTGGCACGTGTGCTTTTGGGGATGCCGGTTGGAATACGGTCATGTGTGATTATGTCAATCTCGTTTGACTTATGTAGTCAACAATACAATAAGATTAAATAAAGGGGGAGCTATGTCTGATTATGACAATCTCGTGCAATGGTGCAAGGATATGCGTTCTACGCAGATTGCGCGGCGTAATCGTGCGTGGAATTTCCAGCACGCTCATGGCATTGAGCCGTGTGATGTCGCGTGGAATGCCGACGCCATAAGGTGGGTTGACGGCGTGGTGTATGTGGTCAGCCGCAATGTCAAGCGCAACGGCGAGCTGGGCGAGCGTTACGCCGTGGTCACGGCTGAGCAGTGGCTTGACATGCATCGGGTTCCGGGCGATGAGTCATGCGTCGCACGGCTTGAATCCTACATGACGCGAAACTAATTGTAGTCAACAATACAAGTGAGGTGTTTATTATGACTGGGAAGATCGAACTATCTGTGAACATCAGCGTGGAATGGCGGCGCAGTGCGATGTGGGGAATGTGCCCTACCGCTACCGTTGGCGCACTACTGGCCGAGGATGGCGTTACTGTCAGGCGTGACCGTGGTTCCGGCCATGCGTCCGGCTGTGGGTATGACAAACTCTCTGCGGCGGTGGATGAAGCCATGCGTGAGTTGCCGTTGTGGCAGACGTTTCTCATGTGGCGTGGATTCAAGCACACGTATGCGTCGATTCCATACAACGGTTCCGATAGGCCGCTATATGGGCTGAAGCGTTGCGATTACGGCTGGGAGATGAACGCGAACGCGTGCGGCATGGGAACGATTATCGACATTTTCACGGCGAACGGGTTCACCATGACGTCGCATAGTGGCGATGCTTACGATTTTTACCATTTCGATCGCGTGGTACCGCGTTCGTTCCTGAAACTCATCTGACTTTGTAGCCCTCTGTGGGCTATGGCGCGGCTCTAGTGAGTTCTGGTAGGGTGCGACTCCCTATCCGCGCACTATGCCGTCATGTGGCGGCGGAACAACATTCTCTATGAAAGTGGGTAATCATGTCTGGGTTTAATTCCGTTGGTGATTTTTACGACGTCATGGCGGGGCGTCATGGTTTGCACGAGTCCGAACGGGGCGGCGGCACGTTGGAGTTGTATTCATACAATGGCGCTGAGTTTCCTGACGGTTTGGACGGTTCCAGTCTTGACGTTGTCACAGCGCCGTCGCCTGAGCTTCTTGCGTACATGCGTGGCAATGATAGTCCGGTGCCGCCGCCCGGGTACAAGGATATGGCCGACGAAATTAAGGGCATATGGGACGTGTACAGCCACGGTTCCGCCGAAGCCGATTGGGGACGGTTGGCTGACTTGTATGACGCGCACAATCTAAGCCTGAGTGTCATTGCCGATTACGAGTTTATGGATTGGCCTGAGACGTTCGGCGACATACTGAACGGCAAAGGGTCGGATTGCTGGAATCTCGACGGTATGGTGTGGCACCTGTACAGCCATGAGGAATGTACTATCGATGATTCCGAGGGCGCATGGCCCGGCGTTGACGACTTGCTGGAATTCATATCTTCCGATGACGTTGAGACGTGCGCCTATGCGCAGCAGTTTGTCGAATGCATGGATTCGGGCGACTATGTGGCCGCGTGCAGGGCGCTTAAGGCTCTCGACTTGGAGCTGTGGTATTCAGACCTGTTTCTGACGTTGTCTCGCTGAAAATCAATCAATCTGAAAGTGAGGAAAAAGAAATGTATGTGCATTGGATTCGCAAGGATACGGCTGAGGATGCCGACTTGTACGAGGAACTGCGGGACGCGTGGGACGGTGTCGGCTACGCTGGACTGCCGTCGTTCGATAGCGTGCTGCCGGACATTCTGGAATGGGTGCGGGGTATCCGCGTGGCCGACACTGTGTTCAACGATTACACGTATCGGGCTTCGCGGCTGCTGTACTTCGATAACGCGCTGGATGAAAGCAATATCGAGACTGCCGTGCGGTGGCTGTCCGATTACGGTTATGTGCCGCGCGCGTTCTGCGGTGTCGGCTATGCGATTGAGTTGACGGACGGGTATGGCGGACTGTCGGATCAGGCCGTCGTCCAATATGCGATAGACATGATTATCAAGGACGGGCGCTACTACCCTGTGTTGGATGAATCCGATTACGAGCGGCGTGAGGACGCGTGGCTGCGGGATTACTTCGATGGTGAGGTGTCTGACGCCATGTTGGGCGGAGCTGACCGTGATGCCGTGTTTGAGGCGTGGCGGGATGATGCCGACCCGGTGTCTGGCGACATGTATTTCGACGTGGAAAAGCTTCCTGGTTATATCGAGACCGCCAAGGGAGGTAAGCGGAATGCGTAAGGGTGTGAAGCTGGCTGGACTGTTGGCCGTAGGTGTGGCGGCGTTCGCCGTGGCGTGTTCGCCGGTGTGCAATCCCGTGCCGGTGGCTGACCCTCATGGGACGCCTGAACAGCAATGGAATTGGTGGCGTGAGACGTATGCGACGGCCGACTATGGTCAGGCCGACTTGGCTGGCTACACGTCGCTGTCGGATATTCCCCAGTGCGGCATGGAAGACGGCAGTACGGATGGCGGCTATGAGCGCATATGCGAGTGGCGTGCCGTGTCCGTTGGCAATCGCATGGGCGAGTCTTACGTGCTGGTTGACGGCGGCAAGGTGCTGTCGTGGGGCGGCACAGGGAAATGAAAGTGCCGGTCTCAAGTAGGACTGCGACCGGCCATGCAATCAATCAATCAAATCTAATTGCAAGGGAGATTATACCATGAAATTCGACGATTGCATTTATAAGGAAATCACTTGGTTCAACGCGGATGAAATCGTTGAGCATGAGACGTTCGACGGTATCGACTCGTATGAGCTGCTGCGTAATCTGGCGACGCTTGAGGCTGACTATTCGCTTGACGACAGGCTGGATGACGAGGCCGTGGAGCGCGTGGAAGATGAGGAGAACAGCTTAATCTGCGTCGGACGGTTCCGTTTCGACTCGCTTCTGGCTGAGGGTCTAGCGGAATGGTTCAAGTGCGACCGTTACGACGGTCTTGTCAAGCATGTGCGTTCGTGCTGGCTGAGCCGTGGTGGCGATGATTGGTATTTCTATTTCGTTACCGGCTGCGGCTATGACGTCATCAGCAGTGATTTGCTGGGCTGTGACGCCGATGGTGTGGCGCGGCGGAAGTTCGTTGATTTCCTTAACGGCGAGGAGGTGGCGCGATGATCGACGTCAACTTGCTGCCGCGTGAGCTGACCGGCTATGTGGGTTACGTGTGCTGGCAGTGGTTCGAGAGGCATTTCAGCCGTGACGAGGTGCCGTATATCCGTGGCGGCGCGTGTGGTCTGGTGCCCGATTTGCGGGACAATCTCATCGATGTCGTGCAAAACTGTTTCGCTGACGGCGGTCTGGATGACGAGACGGTCGGACGGTTCGTCGCATTGTATGCCACGCTGCCGTTCGACGTCGATGAGGCGCGGCGGTTGGCCGAGAATGATTTCCGTTATGTCGCCGACGCGGACACGCGGCTGGCGTTCGAGCTGTGCGTGCTGGTGTTCGACGCCATGTTCCCGCAGCATGTCGAGGTTCGTCAGACGGATGTGGACGGGACGTTGGAGCATATCGCGTTTCCGGCTAGCTGGCAGCATGACCTGGCTGTGTCTTCGACTCCTGAGAATCGCATGTCCGCGTACCGCAATGGCCTGTCGGCTGTGCGCAAGGCGTATGACAAGATGTTCGACCGTCTTGGGGAGGCTGACTGACATGGCCGCGTTGTGGACTGTCGAATATGTGGGTGGCGCAATCCGCGTGCGCCGTCACAGGTCTCAGGCCGAAGCGGAGGCGTATCGGGATGCGGTTCTGCGTGCCGATGGCCGGTTTCTGACGCGTTGCACTGTCGGTAGCGGAGAGGCCGTGCGCGTGGCGATGGTGAACCGGCTGGAACTGGCCGGTGTCGGCTGTCGTTCGCGTCTCATGCGGACGTCGTTGAAAAGACTGGTGGAACTCACTGACGAGTTCTGCTGCTGAATGAAAGGAAAGAATGATGATTACCGTTGACGAGTTGAAGGCCATGCCGTTGGATGAGCCGATCGGCGAGGCTGTCGTGAATGACATCGAAGTCATGGCGAACACCGGTTTGAGCCATTTCATCAAGAAGAGTTTCGAACCTTGCGAGGGTGTCTACCGTATCGATGATTTCGGCGACTACGTGCCTTATGAGGATTGGCAGAAGTTCTGGTCCGCGTTTCCCGAATGGTGCGAGTGGGTGTTCTTTCTGCACGACAATGCGCATTCCGATGACTATTGGAATTTCACCACGGAAGTATTGGGCGGGCTGACTCCCATTGAAATCGGTGAGCAATACGACGCTTCCTCTGATTACGACATTGACTTCGTGTTCTACACGGAGGCCGACGATGAGGGGCATGTGTGATGGACGCCCATGATTCCGACGTGTGTGTGAATGTGGTCGGCAAGTCGTTGGAGGCCGTCAGATTGCTGTCGAATCTTGGGAGCGGGAACGCTCCCGATTCGGCTTACGTGCTGGCCGCTTACGACCAGTTGACGACGGCGGCGTACCTGTTGCATCAGATTATCCCTTGGACCAAGGAGGAAAAACAGTGAGCAAACATGGCTTCTTCTCCCCTATCGCCGAATACGATGGGTTCGATTATGCGTCCGGCAGGTCGTTTTGGCGTCGTCGTTCGCTGCCGTCGCTCCTGTGCGAGTGGCTTGGCGAATGGTTCCGTGGCGTGAGGGCGGCTCGCATGGGCTATTCAACCTGGCTGTACGTCCAGTGTTCCGGTGACTGCATGATTCCAATGGACATGCTGAACTGGAATGAGGATTGGATTGATTGATGTCGGCGGCGTCCCCCAGCCGTCGATGATATGGTGTTTTTGATCGGAAAGGAGTGTGGCATGGGGTTGCGTGAGCTGCGGAAACGTTCGAACATCACGTTGGAGCAGTTGAGCGCGTTGACCGGCTATGACATGCCGAGGCTGAGCCGGTATGAGACGGTTGACGATGACGCTCGGAACATGTTTCTGGGCACGGCGGCATCGTTGGCGCGGATACTGCATTGCAACGTGCTGGACCTGTATCCCGATGAGCATGTGTGGCGAGGCGGCGTGTCGGCTGGCGTCGTCGGATTGAAGAACATCCGCTTGTTCCGTGGGTTGACGCAGACGCAGTTGGCTGGCATGAGTGGTGTCGCACGACCGAACATCTCATGGTTCGAGACCGGTTATCGTCCTGTTTCGCAAATGTATTTGCGGACGGCGTTACGATTGTCTGAGGCGTTGCAATGCGACCCTGTGGATTTTCTTACGGAAGGATACTGACATGGGCATGAGGGAACTCAGACTGAAACGCGGCATGACGCAGAAGCAGCTGGGTGACAGGATTGGCGTCACTCAGCAACGTATTGCTGCGTTCGAGACTGGACAGCGTTCGGCTGGTGGCATGAGTCTTGATGTCGCCGTGCGCATCTGTGACGCGTTGCATGTCAAGAATCCTCGCAAACTTTTGGAAGATGATTCTGACTCTGAATCTTCTGCGGATTCTAAGTGATCCGCTAGGGCGGGCATGCGTCTTTACGGCCATGCCCGCTCACGAATAAGTTGAGCCGGATAGTTGCAGCTATCCGGCTCGATTGCTCAGTAATTATTACCAATCTAACTAACTAGAGCCCTCTCATTTTAGCAAGGGGGCTGGAAAGAGAGTATCTGAAATGACTATACTTATTGACAACAGCAAGGCAGTGGAAATCTCTATCCGCGAGTGGGATGAGGAAAACACGCAGTACGGCCTCGACTGGTCTGCTGATTTTTATGATGTCGGCAGGTTGAAGACCGTTGACGGCCCAGAGCTTGCTTACATTGTGGAGGACGTCGATTACTGCATTGAGCAGGCGAACGACATGGTGGCCGGAGAAGGCGACTTCGCTGAAGACGGCCCGCAGCCGGATACGTTCGTGGATGTGACGGAACTCGACCGGAGCGCGTACCTAATCTGTGAAATTGATCTTTATCAGCTTTCGAGTGAGATCTACAATCACGGGTTGAACGTCAAGGATACGGAAATCATATCCGGCATGTGTCCCGAGGACACTATCAAGGTGGTTTTCATGGATGGTTCGGCATGCTGTGTGGGTATCGACCCTAATTCCCCTCTTTGCGTCAACTTCTCGTATTATGCGGATGAAAGCTGTCGTGATGGTGAGTTTTCGACGAGTTGCCATGATTTCGAGGGCGAGTTGGATTATCTCACCGGCGTGAAGGACATTTGCGGCGGATTGCGCTAGTCGCGTCTGCCGGTTTCGATTGTTTAGTTTCAGGGCGTGTCGATTGTGTCACGCCCTTTGTTTTCAACGTTTTTCTTTTTAAACATGGACTAAAAAGGAGTACACCATGAACGGCAACTACAAAGGTACGGAACACTACACACTCACCAAAACCGAAAACGGGTGGCATGGCGACCCGAACGATTGCGAATGGCAATGGTTCGACTTTCCTGATCTGACATTCACCGATGACGGTGACTGCCGGTTCGAACTGGAGGCCAAAGCCATCGACGCGGCGGTCGAACTCGACGAATACCGGGAATTTCTCGCCATCCTTTCCAATGAGATAGAGGAACTCCGGCAGCAGATCGATGCAGTTGGATAGAAGTGGCCTAACCCGCCCAAACTTCTTGACACTCCCGTGGTTGAATCCACGGGATTCCTGCGCACTAATCATGTCAGCAAAAGAAAGGACAAAAATGTTTACAGCACTTGAATGGACCACCGGCGCGAAGGTCATTGTCAAGCCAATCGCCATCCGCCGTCCGAACGACGCATACGAGATGCTTCTCATAGCCGACAAGACCACAGGCAGGGGGGTATGGTTCGACACCCATGACGGCGAATGGTATATCGACCTGCAAGGCGTTGACGGCAATCTCATGCAGGAGGCTGAAGTGGTTGAAGATGTGTACGGTGAGAACGAAGAAGAGTTGGAGAAACGGGCGAACGAACTGCTCGCCGCATATGGATTGAAGCTCGGCAAGTTCGATGAAGCGACTGGAGACCGGTGGGAGCTGGTAGAAGCGTGACATTCTCCCCCGCCTTACAAGAGGCGGGGGCTTCCTGCTCAAGAAAGGGGCAACAATGCGGAAAGCGACATTCGTTAGGAAATACTACGGGCACGGATACGACGCCCATATGGTTTATCTCGACTATATGTATCGCGGCCATGAATATACGGTGGAGGAGAACCTACTTCAGGGCAATAGACCTCTCGCGTGGCAACACCGTGACGAGCAAAGCCGGATAGACCAGTTAATAGAGCAGAAAGAGCAGGAAAAGAACGCGAAGCCGAAGCCATGCCGGTATGAAGATACCGCGCAATATGCCTTCGACCAGTTTCTGAACTATGTCAATGGTGAACTGTCGGACTTCGACTAACCGGTGGCACCCACTGCGGCGGGGCGCCCGCATGACGCGCCGTGGTCTGGACGGCAGGGCTGGCGATGGATTGCAGAGATTCTTGAATAATGGATGATTTGAAATCCAACGGTGCTATTTACTGAAAAATAGTGGGGGCGGTTTTTGAATCCGCCCCCATTCATATGCCATTGTAGACCACTCAGACGGCGCTCACCGCAGTGTGTAGCCAATTGTCCACCAATTCGGCTTCGTTGACCGGCTTGAAACACCATGCGTCCAATCCGACGTTGATCTCATTATGATGCCTGCCGAACTCAAGCGGGTCATACGCGTGCGTATGACCATGCAGGAGCAGAGTGTTGTTCATGCGTGGTAGCGCGTATTCAGCCAATTCCGGCGCGTTCCAATTGGTTGAGACTGCGCCTAGGGGTTTGCTTTGCGTGAAGTCTTCACGCCATTGGTAGTGGCTCAGCAATACTGGATATGTTCGGGTTCCGTCTCCGCTTGTGATGTCGGTTAATCCGACTTGTCCGACTTCCCCGAACACGCTTGCCAACTTTTCCAGCGTGCGGCTGGAACTGTGTATTTCATGGTTGCCGAGGATCAAGTGTCTGCGTTTGCGTGGAACCTGTAGATTCTGGATGCGCATTATCGCCTGGTCTACGCTCCACGTGCTGCCGGAACTGATGTCTCCCAAGATGTAGAGTTCGTCTTCCTTGCCAACATACGTGTTGATGCTTCGGATGATGTCGGCATCATGCTTCCGCCAGTCAACACAGTTCTTGAGCGGCTTATGCTCATGTTCGGCTTGTTGTTTGATCGATGCATCCTTAGCGTATCCGGGTAGCGCGTATCCGCGCAGCGCGGCCACGAACGGATGCGCGAAATGCAAGTCACTAGTGAACCACTTCATCCTTAACACCGCCCTATTTCATTATCCATCCCATACTGCTTATCCCATTTACCCAATGCTTCCAAAATGTTCGGCAGTCCAAAATAGTCGTAGTATTCGCTGTAACGTTCGCCGCTTTTCGTCTCGAATGCGATGGTCAGCATTTCGGGGTCATCGCCACAGGTTTCGCAGACTGCTTCGCAGAATGGCGAATAATCGTAGCCGACTACTCGTACCGGCTGATCGTCGCTTCCGTCGAACAGTTCCGGTGATTCGACTTGCAACACGCGCATAAACAGTTCGTTCGTTGATTTACTGGTGGTGTTTTCCGTCATATTGATCTTGCTCATTCTTCCTTCCCCCTATAAAAAGCCATTAAAGGCATATTCTTTTTTACCAAGGCGATAATAGCCATCATATGAATCTTTTAATTGAAATTTAAACTTTCGAAAGAAAGGCTTATACTGCGTTAGAGACTCCTCTGGCACAGTCACGAGAGGATAATCATCCTTCAGAACATCCAACGCATGTTTAACTAAAGCCGTACCGACACCTTGTCCACGGTATGGCTCAAAAACACGCAAAGAACAAATCTTCTTTTCCTGTTCGCAATTTTTAATTATACAAATTCCAGCTATATCTTTTCCAATTTTTGCCAGAAAAATCTCACGAGTGACACCCAAATTAGGTACCACTTTTCGCATAAACCATTCATCAAAATCTGGATAAAACCGCGTAAAAACATCCAGATATGCATTCAATAAAGAATCACCAGAGATAGTCTCAAGTGAAAAAATTTTAATCCCATCAGACATCATACCCCTCGATTCTTCAAACACTTAAACTAAAAAACAATCTTGTGCCCGGTTTTCGGATTGACAATCTTCATTCCGCGTAGCCTCCTATGTATTTCCAGCAGTTCGCGTCCACAACGCATTCAATGATCGGGAGAACGTCGAAGCCTTCACGGTCGAGTTCATCCCAACGATGTTCCGCCTGCTCGAATGTGGAATAAACGCCCATGATGCTCACGTACTCGCCGTATTGGTCAGCCACTCTCTCCCTCATGGTGAAATACGGATGCCACCTATCTACCGGTTTGAGCGTGTAATCCCTGTATTCGTCCCTGTCCATAACGTTCGCAGTGACGACGTAGACTTTCATGCTTCATCCTTACCTGTGGTGAATTGGAGTGTGTGGAGTCGGCGGCGGTCGGTGAGGTTGATGCCGAACATGCCATGCGAATGGAATTGGTCTACACAATGTTTGATCTCGCCATCCACCCGGTAGGTGGTCGAACGACCATTGTCGTCGGTGATGGTGATGGTGGTCAACGCATGACCTCTTCCACGGTGGCGAGGTTGCTTGCCTGAATGGTTTTGCTGACGCCGTTTCTAAGGTTCTTGAACGTGAATGACAATGGTTTCAAGCAGTTCTCATCTTCGAAGTCGATGATGCATTCCACGTCGTCCCAATGGTCAACCCATTTGGAGCCGACCATTCTGGGGTCGGCGTGAGTGTAGACGATGATGCCTTCCTCACGGTCGGTGTGCGAGTATGCGAATCCGAGATCATTGAGTTTGACCGCGTATGGCGGGTTGGAGAGGTCGATGTTCATGCCTGTTCCTCCTGTAGGAGCATCCAAATGTTCGTTTCCTTTTCGGGGTTTCTGACGGCGAGCTTGTACACGTCGGACAGCCGGTAGCGTTGCTTGCGCGTGTCTTTTACCGGCGTGACGGGTTTCAGGTCTCCTCTGCTGACCCAACTGCGCATGGTGCCGGGTTTGACGATGATGCCGCATTGCAGGAGCAGTCTGCGGATTTCGGTCTGCGTGCCGGTGATGTGCGTGGCGAGGAGTTTGCGTCGCCTGTTCTCACGGATGGCGGAGACCGGATACACTTGACCGCAGTCGGGGCATTTCGGCGCGAACGCGGCGTTTGGAATGACTTTCACGATGTGATGGCAGTCGTCGGTCGGGCATTCGCCGATGATGATCTGGTCTTCGAGGGTGAAGTCGAGGAGTTCCTGGGCCTTACGGCGGATACGGTGGATGATTCGCGCGTAGGTTGGTGTCGCCTTGCTGGTCTTCCACTTGTCGGTGAGCCGGATGTTGCGGATGAGTGTTTCGAGTTTCCGGTCGTATGGAGCGGTCACGTTCAGGCATCGCGCGTATTCGTTGATGATGTCACGGAGGCTTGGAATGTCGTCCATGCCGTTGCCTTCGATGAGTTCGAACGCGGTTTCGCGTAATGGTGCCGGGGAGGTGGCGAGTCCATTATGCCCGCCGCCTCCGCCGTTGCCTGTCTTGTCCATGCGGTTTGTGCGCCATTCGAGGTCTTGCAGGTGGTTTTCGAACCATTGCAGATCGAATTGGAGTTGGGTTTCGCAGGATGTGCAGAGGATATGCGTGTCGTCGGTTGTCTTCCAGCATGCCGCGCATGTGGTTTGCGTCAAGTGTTGGCTCCTTGGTTGCGTTTTGGGTGTGTTTGGTCTTGTTGCCTCAACCCTTTGTTTGCAACCGTTGGGCGACTTGTTCAGTATAGTGTGTGTGTCAGATTAGCGTTGGCTGTTCTCCTTCCGTTGGCGTGGCTGGTTCGAGGTCGTTGCGGTGGGCTTCGATTTGGAGTACGAGCCTCCTGTCCACATGCAGCAGGCGGCTTATCTCGTCCGCGTCGTAGTCGAGGTCCGCGTAGTGGAGGACCTGGTTTCGTAGGCTCATTCGTATTCCTTCTCCAAGTGTTCTTCGTACAGTATGACGAACACGATCATCACGTATGCTCCGTAGAGGAACGAGAGTATCGCTATGGATATAGGGTTCGCGTTGTTGGTGATTTGTATGATGATGATTGCGAGCATCACTATCGCGTTGACCGCGTAGGACGCATTCTTGGTTATGTACATGATCTTCTCCATGTCTTTGCTCATTCGCTTACCGCCTTCCGTGCGATTTCGAGCATTTCCCGAGCGCCCCTGAGATAACTGGCTCGCATTTCCGGCGCGGTCAGAGTCCAGAAACAGTCATCACTGGGCATGACGTCTTCCCAGTCTGCTTCCATGTCCCACCACAGCAGTTTCTTCGCCACGGCCTCCACCTCAACGTCAGACGGTGGCGCTTCGCGGCCTCGAATATAGGCTTCCTGCAAATCGTCAGTATTGGCAGCGAAAACCTTCTTGCTGCCCGAACCGTCATTCCAGTACTCGGTCGGGTACACCTTTTCGGCTTCATCCTCTGAGATACTCAATTTGTCCTCTTTCCGTTAGCTTTGACCATTGCCCAGAGGATTTCGCTTGCCGGACGTCTCCGGTATGACAGGTCGTTGTATGACTGCACGTGGCCGAGAATCAGTTTCGAGCCGGTCGAATCGGGGGTAAGGATCGCGTTCACGCGCTCGGGTACCATCTTCTGCCATACGATCTCGTCGCACAGTTCCTTCGTGCAGACCAGATAGTTCTGGTCGCCGTAGAACGTCAGTCCGTTGCCGCTAGTGAAGTCAGCCATGCATGACTTGACCTCGTAGAATCCGAAGCAGCCTTTCTCGACGCTTGCGGGCACCGGTTCGCCGTTGATGTTCCAGGGCTTGAAGCCCACGTAGTCCACGCGCCTTTCGTCGGGCGTGTTACGGTCGAAATTGACCTCGCTCGCCCAGAACGCGGTCTGATTCCTCAATCGTTTCTCCACCAGCTTGGACAGCATGGCGGTGGTCTCAGCCCTGCTCATTTCTTCCTCCTGAAGTACTTGTATTCACCGTGATGGAACAGGAACAGGTGAAGTCTCCACACCTTGACTGCCAACAATCCCTTGAGCGTGATCGCATACCCGCCATGGACACGCTTCATGAGCTTCCTATCGGCCAATGATTCAAGTATTCGGGAAAGCTCTTGGTTCTCTCGTTGTTGCCAGATGTAGTTCATCCCCTCAGCGATATACAGGCAACACATGTCCTTGTCGTATTGACTAATCATCATTAGCCTCCCTCTCAAGGATGCAGACGTTCGTCGCTGTGACGGCGTTATCACGCAATTCCGTTGTCGGCATGGTATCCACCCGCAGAATCTGCCAACCCTCGTTCAGCAACTTTTCAAACACACCCATATTCATCAAGGTGCGCTCATCGCCGTAATCACTCCAAAAAGTGGGCAAACCTTGTACCGTTTATTCATTTCGCGTCCTCCTTCATGAAGACAATCCAGTGTGTTCCCGTGCGGTTCGGCTGCTTGTTGCCGAAGAGTGGCTTGTGCGCTGTGAGCTTGAGAATCTGCGATACGGGTATCTGTGTCTCATTCCATTTGAAAATCAACACTCCATGCTCTTTCAGGACGCGGAAGCACTCGCTGAACATGGTCTTGAGGTCAGCTTTCCACGTCTCTTGGTCGAGGCAACCGTATTTCTGCGCCATGTAGCTCGTTTCCCCCGCATTGCGCAGGTGGGGCGGGTCGAGCACCACCATGCGGAACGTCCCGTCGGGGAACGGCAGGTCGCGGTAGTCCATCAGCATGTCCGGCTTGACATCGAACCTACGCCCATCGCACAATTCCCAGCTCTCATCACGCACATCACCAAAAAGCACCCGATCATCCGATTTGTCAAACCAGAACATTCGGCCGCCGCAGGCGGGGTCAAGAACAGGCTGATACGCGCTCATTTCGTATCCTTCCCCTTGTACTCGTCCACGAGTTCTTTCCACTG